AAGTTACCGTCTAGATCAAGATACTGACCATAGTAACCTCCTGCAATATAACTAGTAGCTCCGTCCTCGCTAGAAGGAGCTATCGGAGATGGAGCACGATCCTTATCCGTTAGCTTTTTCTTAAACGAGAAACCGAATAACTCTGCCATAATATTTTGTTTCTGCTTACCTAGTATTTAGCTAGCTTGTAGCATCGTCAAATTCTCTACCTACTAAATTGTCTCCTACATCGAAGGTCTCGTGGTATTGATATGCAAACTCAACATCGAATTCTTCATATGAATCGTTGTTGTCGTATGCAACTGAAATTTGTGATACGCTAACTGGGAATGCCTGTACTAGTTTGTACTTACGAATAACTTGAAGATTACCTGCAGCATTGCCACCTGTTATCTGTGCGTCTGATCCGAACTTATCAAGTTGTGAGATTACTATATCTTCCCAAGTATCAACAATGTCTGCAGTTGCAGTGTTTGAATCAACTCCGTTAGTTAGAGAAATCCATTTTTCATATGCACCTCTAAGTGCAAATGTGTCATCCATGTAGAATGTTGCTGTCCATGTTTCATAAGTCCTATCGCCAGGTACTTTGATAACTCTTCCTCTAAAAGGAAGTTCAACTGTACCTACGTTAGTTGCTGGTAATGCAGCAGACTTACACATGTATGGAACCTCGGCTCCATTTGCTCCAGTAATAGTTGGAGGTGTAACTCCTGTTGGGAAGTTGTGTTCGACTGAAAAGAGGTTAGGTCGTACACCACCCCTTATCGCTTTTTGGAATGATAGAATTCCTAATGGTGTTGTTGCCATTTCTAATGTGCTCCTTTAATTATCTACGGGGTATAACTTCTTCAAAGCTAACACCAGTACGGGTAGCAACGAAAGTTAAAGTTATAAAGTTAATTGAGCGTGCAGGCTTGATATAGAAATCAGCCTTAAACTCATTACTGTCAACGACATCGGTAGTATTGTTAGTACTGTCACAAATAACTTTGAAGTCGGTAACACCTCTTTCGGCTTGTACACCTCTAAGGTATGGTTCGACAACATTCTTGAAGTTGTTTCTTGTGAATTCGTCGTTCAGTTCAAAGAGAACCCCCTTCGCAGCATTACCGATTGTCTTCTCAAGAACTAAGAATAGACGACGGACGTTGATGCGATCAAAAGCAGATGGTGAAGCGAGAGCAGTTTTGTCTCCGAAAAGAACAATACCTTGACCAGGTAAACTGGTAATAGGATTAATTCTCTTCTGATACAGTGAATCTCTTTCGGATTTGGTTGGTGAGTATGCTAGTTTTATAGCACCTTTAATTGCACCACGGTTTAAACCTGCTGGTGAGAACCAAGGTAATCCGTTTGCAGTGGTTGCTGCACATAAGCCAGCAGTATCTCCACAGCAAGGAATGTAACGATACTTGTCAGCAAATCTATCATAGACATACTTCCAAGTATTATCAAACACAGCGAATGATGTGCTTGCTCTTCCGCTATAGAAGTCAATTACATTTTGTGTTTGTGTTGAAGAACTTGTTACTCCAACAACGTCTCCTCTATATGGTGAGACGAAACCAACGCAATCTTTTCTAGAAGCAGCGATTGTAATAACTGCATCTGCAATTGCTTGTGTATTTACTTTACTTGATGCATCGCCAGGACCTGCAATGAGGTAGTCGATCAAGCGAGTTTCAGGATCAGCAAATTCTTGTAGTGCGGTAACTATTTCACCAGATGTTGCACCTAATGTTTCAGCACCTTTACCTATTCCGTCAGCTGGATTACTGAATGAGTAAGATTGGAGACCTTGATTTAAAGGTCCGTTCTTATCAACTATCAAGTCAAACACTGTAGTGGATGGACTACCAGCATTTCCAGTACCAGGTATGTTACTTGCGTTATCAGTTAACTGATTAGCACTTACATCATAAGCCTCAGTTTCATGAGAACCCCAGTAAATGTATGCTGATTTTTCAAGTATTACTTGTGGGTAATAGTTGATAGACCCTTCTGCACTCTTTGCATCATTGGCCTTAGACACATAAGTAAATTTTTCTAGGAGTGTTTTTGGTGTACCTGATACGGAACCAGTTCTGTCCCATACGCAGACGTGCATTTCATCATTTGCACCACCACGATCACTAACGTAAGTAGATGTACCAGGACGGGGAGCAATTACATTCCACTTACCAAGAGTTGTTGTAACTCCATTAACTATAACACTGACATCTTGTTGGTCGTACCAATCTACAACTCCTGTGATGTTGAGGTCAGTAGTACCATTCTCTACATCATCTGCAGTTGTCCATGTGTCAGAAGTGATGATTGAAAGTTTGTTTCCACTTGCATCCCAATCATAAATTCTTGCTGTCTTAGTAGCACCAACGTTAGTAATTTCTGTACCAACTGTAGTTGCTGTAGGTATGCCATCTAGAGTTAAGACGTAATCTGCACCCTTATCAATGACTGATACCACAAGACCATTACTATCTGCACCTACGTTTCTTGCTGCAAATGTGAATGGGTTATTACTTGCTTCTAGATAAGAAGCTTCGTATATATCTTTTGATGCTATAGAAAGAGTGTATGGAGATGTTGTGAAATCGTCTGATGCGGTCAACTGTCCACTAGTTCCGCAACGAACCACGTCGAGAACTCCACCATATGATAGGAAGCTGGCAGCTGTCCACCATGTTTCTGCGTTTGCGTCGGTGGGTTCACCGAAGATTTCAATTAATTGAGATTCGGTTGCGATACGTGTAGGGGTTAAAACTGGTCCTTTACTAAAGGCACCAACAATTGCTCCGACGTTAACTTCCACTGTCTCAATCGACCCAAGTGTCAAATCCCTTTCTTGGATATCAACTCCTGGCGATAGAAGAGTGCTAGCCATGCTTATTACTCCTGATGATAAATCAATTTTTGTCTAAAATTATTTATTAAAAGCCTCTTTTTCAGCGATAGTTCCACATGAAGTCTCTATCACCATACTCATCTACCTTCCATTTTGATGAGTCTCGTTCATTCATATCAATAGTCCAGACGTTTCCTTCAGTATCAACAATAGCTTCATCCTCTAGTCCATCATCAATGAAACCGAACGGAGCCATGTCCTGTTCTATTTGGTTCTTCTGCTCTTCATATATCTTTCTACGTATATCTTGATCAGTCATTTCTTTGAAGTAATCTTGCTGTGCTAACCATGCAAAGATCACTAAACACATGACAAGATCGTCATGATACCCCTCATCTGCTTCAAATGACTGCTTATTTTGAATGAAAGTAGTCAGTTCTGCTACTATATTATAGTCTCGTGCTAGTAATTTATCATCTTCTATCAGTGTTTTGAGGTTACTGCATCCCTGTGCTTTGACAGTCTTGCTCATTTTTACACCCATCTGAACCTTGTTACCTGAGAAACCTTGCCCAACAACTTGACCAGATCTACCACGCATAGCACACATCAGAACGTTTTCATATTCTACATCATAGTATAGACTAGCAGCTACCGCTTCACCTATATCATTTACTTCTATGAGAACGTGTGCATTGTTATAATTCGTTGCAACATTATAAATTACGTTCGGAAACAACATCGGCCTGATGTCTTTGTTTCTGTATTTTCCTACTAGTTTCCATGGAGCATGTGTAATATCAATAATTACAAAGGCAGAGTAATCCTGTGCGAGACCACGAGATACGTCAACACATATGATGTAATCATGATTGTCAATAGGATTTTCGTAAACATCTAATCCTGCATTCTGTACTAACGGGTCATCATATACCAATGTCCTAAGTTTAGCAGCTGAGATTAATGTGTCAACAGATCCAAGGAACTCACATTCAAACTCTTGAGTGAACTGTCTCTCTGATGTATTGGCAATCGTCGTTTCTTTCCACTTGGCATCTCGGCCAGGCACTTTACTCCAATGCACTTCAGTCCATGCATACCCATTTCTTCCTTTCTGTGCATCAACCCACAACTTATAGAAGTGGTTCATACCAAATGGTGTTGATATAATTATTACTTTCGTCTTGGTACCAGAAGTGATAGTAGGATATACTGAACTGAAGAATGCTTCAGCAATGTGATTAGGTACAAAGGCAAACTCATCCAGAAAAATAATGTTGAAAGACATACCTCGGACTGCACTAGCAGAGGTAGACGCTGCCAAGATTTTAGATCCATTTTCTAACTCCATGCTACCTTTATTGTACACAACAATACCTTGCTGTAGCCACAAAGGTAATTGCTCATATGCTAATTGTAATCTTCCGAGCAAGTCTCTTGCAGTAGATAACTTGTTGGCAAGAATACCAATATTAACATTGTCATTAAACAGTGCATAATGTAAAAGGTAAGATACACAAGTAGTAGACTTACCAGTCTGACGAGGTAACTTTGCTATATTAAATCTATGCTCATGGAACTTTTCAATAAGTTCCTCTTGAAAATCCCACATCTTAAATGGAACTATACCTTCATCAAGTGAGATGATCTTGATATAGTTCTTAGCAAAATATACAGGATCCTCTTTACACTTGAGGTATTCCTTTATTTGCTCTTGAGTGAATTGTATTTCAGTCCCAACCTTTTTGAGGTTAGGGTTACCCAAGTAATAATCTGACGGATTAGTCGGCATGTGTTATTAAATATTCTTCTGCTTCTTTTCTAGTATCGAACCAGTGCAAACGACGATTAAGTTGCACCTCATACTTATGCGTAATAGGATCCATTCCTATCACACCCTCGTAATCCATCCAATCAAGATCTAATAGATCCTCGCTCACCATTGTCATGACTGAACTCCTCCTTTTGTAGTTCGTATTGTAGCATAGATTTCAAAACTTTGGCACGGCCAACGTCTCGAAATGCTTCTACTACACGGAGTTCTGATTGTAAGTCTTCTATTCTAGTTTTCATAATTAACAGTTCCAAGCTCTAAGGGATTTGTTTATTCTACTATCGGGATCTCTAGCAGTTTTTTTAGAAGTAAGTTTCTTCTTCATGCCTTTCATTCTAGCACAAAAACTTGCTCTTCGCTTGTTACCTTTCTTTTTAGATGGTGCTTTCAAATCAGAGCCAGGATTTTCTCTCTCGTATGACTTACGACCCTTCTCGTTTAGTCCACCAGATTTGTTCTTACCTTCTTTCCTTTGCCATGCAGACTCCTTATGAGTCTCACCTTTCATAAGAGTACCATCTGGCATGACATGGTGACCCTTGGGTATAGGCTTACACTTCTGTTCATCATTGCAGAAATATTCTCCTTTACCACATTTTTTCTTTTCTTCAGCAAATGCAGCATTTATTGAAGGTGTAGGACCTTGCTTGTCTTGGTCAGATTCATAGTACCCATCATCAGGTACATGCTTTTTCTTTGCCTTAACTTTTTTCTTAACTGCTTCAGTTGTCAGCACAACAGGTCCGTCAGTTGGATCTGACTCATGAAACTTCGTCACCCTACTGCCAGGATAAACACTATTTGCTATCTTCTGTGCACCAGGTCTTTGAAGTTTTTGTAACTTAGACCTAAAGACAGTGATATCATATTCTCTACCTCTCCAAATAAGAGAGAGAACATAGTATCTTCCATACATTGTAGGGATTCTTGTTGTCATCTAGTGAAACCGATTTTTGCTACCTTAACTGATGCACCGCCAGCTGATGCTGTTAATGTATCTGTTGCATCTTTTTCAAATACTTCCACTGTTCCATTAAGAACTGTGGCACTACCAATGGTATTACCACCAGAGTCTTTTCTTGTGATTACAGATACAGCACTATGTCCATTGTACAAACGAACAAGAGTTGCATTACCCACGTTAGATGGGTTAGTAAGGTCTGTCTCAGCGGCTAATACGTGAATTACCATGATAGAATACTTCCTTTACTTTTTTATTTATCTTTCTTCTTAGATGCATCTTTTAGCATCTTTTGAAGATCAGCAGTGCTGCCAACAAATAATGAATTGTTAGTCACTACTTTCTTAGCACTCTCTTCTTTGACAGCTTTCTTGTCTTTCTGTAGTGCCATTAATTTGTCGGCTACATCTCCGACGTGCTTGATGAGTTGTCCAGCAACTTCGTATGCTCTAGGGTGATCAGAAGACATAGCCAAATCAAGAGCACCATTGACAGCTTCTTGTCCTTTGTCCACAAGCTGATAAAGATTTCCTCGTGCATATTCATAATCATCCTGTACTTGATCTTGTGTTTCCACCTTTTTAGGTGTTTCTTTCTTTGGAACGATCTCCTCCCCTACTGCTTCAACAGTATTGAATGCTTGATCTAATCCTGACATCTCTTCGTTATTCATATACGCTAGTCATCTCACTAAATCCGAAGTCATCACCACTAGTTAATAGTGCATCATCTACACTATCTATAATATCTACTGGAGTAGCAGCTGCTGCGGCCGATGCAGTAGTACCATTCTGTGCTCGACGAACAGATAGTTTATTTGGTGAAGTCTTACTCTTGACATACATCACTTCATTTCCAACCTCAATATAAGATTGGGTAGGAATGCTGCTGTAGTCTGCAACTTCGATAGTTAGATTTCTTGCGGTGATAGCACTTGAAAGTTCTGTAGTTCCATCCTTGTCTTTGTCTGTAAGTGCCTTCGGTGTGACTTGATATGCAACCTGTCTAGTAGATGTAGAAGAAGGCATAGTAGTATAGATATCTGCTTTTGCTTTCTTGATAGGAGCTGCAGTTCCAACAGGTCCGAAGATGTATGCTTTGACTGTAAATTGCATAGTGATCAAAGTAATCTTTCTATCATCGAAAGTTCCTTCGTAGTCATCACTATAAGAAACACTATTTAAAATAATAGGAACATCTCTAAAGTCATTCATATCATCAACTAACTTAATAGTCATCTGGAATGATGGTTGGAATACTGGTAGTATCTGCTCCATGATCTCTAGAGACTCATCATTAGTTTTTGATATTACATTTAATTCAAAATCAATATTATATGGTACAGGTGTAAACTGTTTCTTGACTGCATTGTTAGTATCAGCCTTAAGAGTTAATGTAGTTGGTGCAAGTTTTCTAGAACTATCGTATGATATTCCTGTCATTTCAAATGACAAACGGGGAACTGTGATCGCAACCTTCTGGTTTAGATCTGCCTGTTGTTCTAGTCTTGCTAAAAATTTCTGTCTAGGACCGTACGCTAGTGGTACTTTCATCCTACTGTATACTGAGCCGTCTTTATTTTCCTTACGGACTTCTATGTTATTGAAGAGCGTACCAAATCCTATTACGCACTTTCTAATAATCTTATTATATGTGTATGTCCCTAACATATTAAGTCATTACTCCAAATGGGTTTGTTTCACTAAAGTCTAAAATATCGTCACCGAGATTTTCAAAGGTAACACTATCAGAATATTTAGTATCTGTTGTTGCCATCTCATCCCTATTATCTAGTACCATGGTAGCACCAGAGTCTGAACCCATAATGGTTTCACCTATAGCGAAAGTAGCAGTTGGCGATTTAAGTTTAATCCAACCTTCTTGTGCATCCCACTCAACCATCTGAGCTGTTGCACCAGTAGTACCACCAGTAACTGTTTCTGGTACTGTGAAAGTTCCAGATATTCCTTGTGGTGCAGCAGTAAATGCCATTGTTGCAGCTGTATATCCAGTACCTGCATTAGTAATATCTATAAGTTTAACACTTCTATAACCAGATCCACCATTTAAAATATTGATTGCAGTCAATACTCCATTGGTAAAAGTTGGTGTGATGGTTGCCTTTACACCACCAGCATCAGGATCAGTTATCTGAAGAGTTGCTCTATCCTCATCATATCCTTCTCCACCATCAACTATCGTTACAGACATGAGTTGTCCTTGATTGACAATCCCTCTTATGACTGCAGATTTAGTTGGTGATCCACCAGACACAGTAATGTTTGTCATGAATGCAGTAGCAGCTGCATTGGATCCATTACCAGAAATAGTAATTGCAGGTGTCTCATTATATTTGCTACCATTGTTAGTGATATAGATTTGATCAATACCACCATTGTCAATAACTGGAGTTCCAGTTGCAGTGACACCATTGGTTGTAAGATAGTAATGCTTAACAGTATATCCGTAATCAATAAGATCCTCATCACCTTCAAATAGATCACCTTGCTCGTTGCTGTATTCAAAGAGCTCACACTTAAGTTTATAAACATAACCTTTACCAAGTTGGTAGAAAGGTTCTTCATGTTCTACAAATTTAATCTCAAAGAAATTGCTAGTTATTGGGAAGTATATTAGATCTCCTTCTTGTGGCCTTTCTCCAACTTCAATAGTTGTGCCTTTATCTAGAAGTAAGAACTGAGAAATTAAATCTGAAAATCTTTGTTGAGAGATTACCAAAGTTAATTCATCTGTTTGTCTGATACCAAACTTAGTCATCAAATCTCCACCACCTTGGAACCCATCAAAGTTCTCTAGGTATCCTTCTATAATATATGCATCATCAAATTCAGAAATACTTTCTTCATTAAAAACACCATCCTTCATAACCATCTTACGAGGGCAGTAAAGGACATCCATCCCAAACATTTTGAGATGTTCTTCTACTAGGTTCTGTAATAGAAACTGTTCGTTCCTAGTACCATGAGTAAAGTATGTAGATCTTGCCATTAGCCAATCATGTCAAGGGGTGGTGTCTCATATTGAGATATCATTTCTTCTTCTAGTTTCGCTACTTTCTCTTTACCTTCGTTGTATATAAACTCTCCGTTCATTGTAATTCCACCAGGCAACTGAGCTCCTTGGAACTTAATTAAGTTTGCACCCCATTGTCTTTGTACAAGTGCAGATACATATCTCTTTAACCAAAGATCATTGTATACATCAGATGTAGTGCTAGGATTTAATGCACGATAGACCTCAAGAACTAAGAAGTCTCCATCATTTACATCAGTTTTAAAATCTAAATCTAGATATAATCTATCTCCTCTCATCTGGAATCTAGTTTGCTTCTGTCCTTCTAAGAGATAGTAGATATCCTCTAGTCTTCTATTAACCATCTCATAGGTTAAAATTTCTGTGTTAGTTAGATCCCATAGATCATTCAATCTCCACTGATATCTAACATCAAATAAATTAGTTACGTTCTTAGATTGGAATGGAAATACTTTTATAACACTAGTAACATGCTCAGGAACTTTAAGATAATTATTCTGTTCCTTCCAGTCAACTGCTAGTGCTGATGATGTTGCAGCTGTTACTTGAGTAGTAGTGTCAGTTGTCATGGCATCAATCATGGCCTGAGTAAACTGAACTTTTAGATGGGTTCTGATATAACCATCCATATGTCTTTCATTATAAAATTGGATAGCATCATCTACTAGATCAGATATCTGATCATCTTCAATATTAATTTCTAAAACAGGAGCACCGTTCTGACGCAATGCGTAGTCGATAAGTCCTTCTCTTGTTGATGGTGAAGCCATGTTATACAGGATTAACGTTGAATCTAATTCTTACATAATAAAGAGTATTCGCACTAAGCGTCACAGCATTAGGAAGAGTGTAAGATAATTTGTTTACACTGTTGTCTCTAGATTCATGTACTATATTAGTAAATGTAACTGCTGGTGAGAACTGCCAGAATGTTGATGTGTGTTGGAAACCACTCTTCACTTGTGCAGTCAACGCTGTAACAGTAGGATTGAATGCAGGTGTGATAGTTTGGATATCTGGTTGATCAACGAATGGAGTTGTAAATGATGATGCAGTTGAGTATGCACTTTGCAAACTATTCTGATCCCTGAACTTAACCTGAACTGAATACTGAGTATCAAATTCAAGAACTCCTGCAGGTACTGTGAGACTAGTTTTATTTGCACTGTCTCCATTAACATTTATATTGTTAGTATCATAGACAGTTACGTTGTCACTAACTCTTCTAATTCTCCAGTAGGAAGAACTATGTGTTGAGCCTGCATATTCTTGAACAAATGCAGATGTAGTAATAACTGGTTCTCTTGATAAAGTCTTAGTAGTATCTGGATCTATAAATGGTGTAAC